CCGATGCCCTTGGCCCGTTCGATGGAGCGAATCTCGCAGCCGGCGAACGCCCGGCGGATTTCCGGCGCGTCGTTGAGCGTGACCAGCCAGCGGCCTTTCAGCCGCGCCAGCCGCTCGCGGAAATAGAGCATGTCCGCCGTGGTCCACGCGCGCTATAGGTCAGATCCGCGCACGCCGTGTAGGGCGGATCGAGAAAGAAGAACGTCGAGGGCCGGTCGTAGGCTTCCAGGCAGCGATGCCAGTCGAGCTTCTCGATCACCACGCGATCCAGCCGCACGCTGAGCTGGCGGATGGACTCCAGCCTCGCCGCGCGCGAGCTGCTCGCCCCGCCCGCCGAGATCGGCGACACGCCGAACGTCTCCAGATTCGCGCCGCGAAAGCACGTGCGGTTGCGGAAGAACCAGCGCGCCGCCCGCTGCAGATCCGTGAGGCCTGGCTGCGCGACGAAATCGCGAAACTCCTCGCGGCTGTTGAGCACGAACTCCAGCTCGGCAATGAGCGGCTCCTGGTGAAACCGCACGCACCTGTAGAAGTTCACCAGATCGCCGTCCACATCGTTGACGACCTCGATCTGCGAGCGCGGCTTCGCCAGCAGCACCGCCAGCCCGCCCGCGAAGGCCTCGACATAGCACGTGTGCTCCGGCAGCGGCAGGATGTGCTTGAGGAGTCGGGATTTGCCGCCCGGCCACGTGACGGCCGGCTTGAAGGTGAAGTTTTCCATGCCCGAGCCTATCGCCGCCCGAGGCCCGCATTCACAAAGTCCCGCAGCTTTTTGAGCGCCGATTTCTCCAGCGCGTGGATGTAGCTCGGGCTGCAGCCAGCCCAGGCCGCGATGTCTTCCACGGTGAGCCCCTCGCCCGGCCGGCGCGCCACGGAAAGCAGCGCCAGCCCGAGGTCGATCTCCTCGCGCGGCGGCCGCCCTCGGCGGCTCAGGGTTCACGAGCTTGCGCCTCCCTGCGCGTATCCTCGAGCACGCGACGGACATGAAGCTGTCTCTGTTTACGGAATGCATCCTCCGCTTTCAAAAAATAGCCATGATGCACCCAGCCTTCACTGGGAATGACGGAGCGCCATTCAGGATGGGTGTTTTCGACGACCTCGAATTTCGAATGATCCATCGTCTCGCGAGCGATGAATTGAGACGGGCCAAAGATTGCGTCGATTTGTTCGTCGGTGATGTTCATAAGGTTCCAAAAGTGCATACCAATGCGCCGCAGATCAACGCGGCGTGATCGGGAAAAGCAGGCGCTGGCCGGTCGCGATCTCGAGCGGCTCGGGCACGAAGGTCGTCTCGCGAAAGCGCGCGCGGTCCCATTTCATCGTCTTGCGAATCTCCCGCACGCCGTGCCGGCGCATCTTCGCCTTCGCCTTGATCCACTCCGTGGTCGTGAGCAGGCGCACATGCTTGAAGCCGAGCCGCGACGAACTCACCGCGAAGTCATCCAGCAGCCCGTCGCGGTCGCCATCGGCGCGCAGCAGCCGGTCGCGCACGATGCCGAAGCGCTCGCAGATTTCCTCCGCCGACACCCAGCGATTCTGGGTGCGCAGCCAGGTGTCGATCTGGAGCGCGAGGGGCGTCATTCTAGGCGGAGCTGCTCGCCGCAGCCGACCGGCGTGCGGATCGAGGTTTTGCGGCCTTCGATCCAGCCGGCCGTGAGCGCGTCGTCGTTGGTCTTTTTCTTCTCGCGGTCCACCGCGCCGGCATTGGGGAATTGCTCGCGCGCGTAGGCGGCCAGAGCCGTCTCGCGCCGCTTGAGGATGATCGCCTTGCCCTCGCCCAGCGCGGCCGATTGCGTGGCGGGCTTGAGCCGCGAGGCGACGCCGTAGATCCAGCCCTGCAGGAAGCCCGCCTTCTTGCGCGGCGTCACGCGGCGGCGGGCCTTTTTCTCGCCGGCCACATAGGTGCTCATCGCGCGGCTCGAGGCCCCGACGAGGAAGTCGAAGACGTAGCGCGCGATGGCGACATCCTGCTCGGTGCCCATGAAGACCAGGTCCTTCTCCGTCACCATGCGCCAGCCTTTGATCGTGCGCTTCTCGTGAAGCGTGATCTTCACGGGGAAGAACGTGATCACCAGATTCGTGATGAGGTATTTCGCCTCGCTCAGGCGCGCGCCCACGCGCACGCGCTCGCTGACGAAGCGCTCCGTCTCCGCGTCGAGATCGAGTTCGGAAATCTCGACGTTGTGCCGGGCCATCAGCTCGAGCGCGCGCTCGAGGGCAATCGCGGCCTCCGCCGGGCTCGCCGCCTTGTCCCGCGCCAGGCGCAGGAGCTTCTTGATTTTCTCGACGTGGCTCATGGCTTTGCTCGATTCATTTGTTAGCCGTTTTCTCGTCGTCCTTTTCAGGTGCGGGAGGGAAGTCTCCATCAGCGTCACAGTGCGGCGGCGGCCATCCGTGCTTTCGGATGTTGAGCATCCGCATCAGCCGATTCCAGCAGCGGAAGATGAGGTTGCAGCCGCCACTCAAAAGCAGCGCCATCCCGACGAAGTGCCAGAAGGATTTGAAAGTGATTTCGAGGATTTCGTGCATAAACGGTGTATCAGCGGCAGCGCGATACCTCCGCGGTTGGGGCTTCGATTTCGGCCTCGATATGGGGGAGGCCCAGGTCGATGGCGCGGCGGATGATTTCCTCGTCGTCTCGGCGTTTGCGCGCCGCTGCGAGCTGCAGGCGCGAGGCCACGTTTTGCGTGACCGTCGTGCGGACTTCGTGTGTGTGGATGGCTTTCATCGGGCGGCTCAAAAGGGAATGTTGTCGTCTTCGATGCCGGGCACCGGGCCGAGCGCGGCCAGCGCGACGGCCGTCTCGGTGCTGCTGCGCATGGCCGGGCGGCGCACGCGCGCTGCACGCGGCTTGCTCGCGCGTTGCTCGGGGGCTTTTGCGGCGGCGCGGTTGTGGATCGCGTTGCGGAAGTTCTCGAGCTGGTCGAGGGCCAGCTCGCGCCAGCAGCCGAGGCCGGTGAGGTCGGTCGAAACCTTGGCGAGGTATTCGGCGGAGAGGCCGGCGCGGGCGGCGTCCTGCTCGATGCGCCAGACGAGGCGCTTGCGCTCGCGGGCGTCGGTGGCGGCAGCGGCGGTGTGCGCGCCGAGGTATTTCGCGCACTCGGCGAGGAAGCGGTCGAGGTCGCGGTTGCCGAAGGTCGTCATGCTGCGGGCTTCGCCGGTCGCTCGGTCCACGAGGCCAGCCTGTTTCGTGATCGCCTTGCGGCGGGCGTCGCGCTCCGCGCCGCTCCAGCCCTGCTCGGCGCAGACCGCGCCGAACGTGCGCCAGTAGAGGGAGGTCTGTTTTTTGGAGAGGCTCATGGCTTTTGAAAAACGATCCAATGCGTCTTTGCCGTTGCCCCGCAGCGCTGGCCGAACAACGGCCGCTCGGGAGTGAGAGACAGCACGGTGGCGAGCGGGATGCGGTGCTCATTCCACTTGAAAATCAGCGTGCCGAGCGGGCACAGCACGCGGAAGCATTCCGCGAAGCCGAGGCGAATTTCCTCGCGCCAATCGCTCGCGCTGAGGGTGCCATATTTCTTGGCCATCCAGCCTTTCGAGCCGGAAAAGGTGTGGGGAGGATCGAAGACGATCAGGGCAAAAGTCGCGTCCTCGAACGGCAGAGCTTTGAAATCGGCGAGGATGTCTGGATCGACGACGATCTCGCGCCGTCCCTCGCGCGTGTCGGCATGGCTCGTCTCCCGGCGCTTATCGACGAAGAGCGCGCGGTCGTCGGCTTTATCGAACCAAAACATGCGCGGCCCGCAGCATGCGTCGAGCACGGGTGGAATCTCACAGCTCATCCATTTTCCTCCTCGCTTTTCGGCAGACCGAAGAATGCGGCGCTGGCGGCGTGGTAGTTGTTGCTGGCCTCGCGAAATTCCCGAAGCTGCGCCGATCCGCCATCGGCGATGAGGTCGCACAGCTCGGCGCAATGGAGACCGGCGGCGAGCACGTCGCCGATCTCGTGGGCGATTTGGCGTGTGGACTTTTTCATTACGCGCGCTGGTTATCGACGTGAGCGCGTAGCCAGGCGTCGAGGTGCGGGTTGCATTTGATCTTGAGGAAGCGGCCGCTCGCGCCGCGCACGCTCAGGAAGTGCGGGCATTCGGGATGATGAAGGAGCTTCGTGAAATAACTCGGCAGGCGAATGCCGATGCGCTCGCGCAGCTCGGCGACCGGCTCGAAGCCCGCACGGTCTTCGGTGACCGCGAAGCCGTGCCGGCGCACGTGCGCGATGCACGCGTTGAGGAGCTGGTCCTCGTTCTCGAATGGGCCGAGGGAGATCATGGGCGGAATTTGATGGCGAGCGCCAGGCGGCCAATGGTGAGCTGGTGAGCCTCGCTGCGGCCGATGCCGCAATCCTCGCCCTGGCAAACGAAGGTTGGAATGCGGCGCGGCTTCAAGAGCCAGCCGGCACTGACAGCAAAGAGGCCGTTGACGTGGAGATCGGCCCTGAAGAGAAATCCGTTTTTCATAGGTGGCGGCTTTTGGCGGGCAGCTCGTAGCGGTGGAAGTCCACGCGGGGGCGGTAGATTTCGCGACCGGTCCACACGCCGAGCACGAAGACGACGAGCAGCACGATGAGAAGGAAGGCGATGGTGGTCATGGCTTGGCGGGTGGAAGGTTGAGCGGGCGCACGTCGGGGCGGGCAGGCTCGCGAATGAGCGCGGCGGGCACTTGGATGAAGCGCTCTTTGCAGTAGTCGTAGATCCAGCCCATGGGCACGCGGCGCTTGGCGCTGTTGGAGGGAACGGTGGTGCTCATTTCTTGGGCTTGGGGTCGAGCAGCCAGCCGGCGAAGGCGGCGAGCGTGGGGAAGTTCAACTCGGTGGCGTTCGCGTAGAGGCGCACGACTCCGCCTGGGCGGAATTGGAGGCTCACGAACGTGGCGTCGGGGTGCGACTGCGCGAGTGCGCATCCCTCGTCGCGGAGCGCCTGGAAGATGCGCTCGATGTTGGTCTGGTAGAGCGCGGCCTCGCGGCAGGTCTCGCAAAGTCCATCGGTGCCGTCGGCGACCATGGCGCGGCAGGCCGAGCACACAGGCATGGCCGACTCGAAGGGAATGATCGTGCTCATGGCAGGGCGGGCTCCTCGAATTTGCGGACACAGGTGATGGGCTGCGTGCTATCCTTGCCGCCGATGCGCACGCGGACGGCGGCGCAACGGCCGCTGACGAGGCAGGCCAGCGCGAGCGTCTGCCCGAGGCGCGTGCCGGCCGGGGTATCGACGAGCACGTCGGCGCCGACCGGGAAATGCGCGTTGAAGGCATCGGCCGCGCGCTGCGCGATATGCTGGCTGTTGATGATCTGGCCGGTCATGCGTTGGCGAGGTCGAGGTTGATCTGGCGGTAGGAGGAGGCGTCGTCCGCGTCGCGCTCGTAGACGCGGATGTAGCTGCGCGTGGAGCTGACCTGCAGGCTGTCGCCGATGGCCTCCATCGCGCGCTCCCAGCGAGGGTCTTTGATGTCGAGCTTGCGCAGGCTGAGGATGCGGCTCGTGTCGATCTTGCCGGCGCGGTCGACCTGGAAGGCGTCGCCGATGAGGGTGACAAGCTCGGGCCGGGCGTCGGCGGCCCATTCCTTGAGGCACTCGTCGATGAGGGCCTTCGCGGCCTGCAGGCGCTCGTCGAAGACGAGCTGGTCGGCGATGGCGCGGCAGAGCTTGATGCGCCCGTCGAAGCTCACGAGCGTGAGGTTGCCCTTCCTGCCGCCGACCTTCGCGCCGTATTTCTCGGCGCTCAGCTCGCCGAAGGCCTGCACGTCGGCAAAGGCGCGCAGGCGGAATGCGCGCAGGCGGGCGTTGAGGTCCTTCGCCTCGGCGAGGAGTTCGTTGAGGAGCCGGTCGCGCTCGAGGTCGATGGGCTTGATCTGCGTCTCGGGCACGAGGCGGCCCTTGGCATCTGGCCGGTAACCGGCGGGGATTTCGGGAGTTTTCATTTTTTGGTTTCGGGGTTGAGGTTCAGATGCGGTCGGTGAAGTCCTGCGCGGTGAGCACGGCGAGCAGGAGCGCGCCGAGGAACATCACGACGAGGAAGAGGCCGAGCGGCGTGAAGGGCAGCAGCACGAGCCACCACGGCCACGCGAGCGCGCCGGTGAGCTTGAGCGCCATGCAGACGATGCCAGCGACGGCTGTGAGGACGATGACGGTGGCGGGAATCCAGGATTTCATTTGTTCAAGATGGCGAGGGCTTCGTTGAGGTGGCCGATGGCTTCGCCGATGGATTCGTGGGCGTATTGCTCCATCTCCGGTTGCAGAAGGTCTTCCTCGCGCACGACGGCTGCCGCGAGGGCTGCCTGCTCGATGGCCTTGAGGATCGCGTCGTTGAATTTTGGCTTTTGGGACTTCTTCATTTTGGGGCGTGGTTGTTTTTCGGGGCGGTGAGGTGGCGGAAGAGGTTGGCCTCGGCGAGGGCGCAGGCGGCGTGCGGGAGGTGCTCGCCCGCGCACTCGGGGCAGACGCGGCCCAGCTCGGCATGCCGCACGGGCGGCAGCTCGGGGTTGATCGCGGCGGCGCAGCACGCGCAGCGCACGGTCGGGAAGCGGATGTCCATGGCGATCAATCCTCCAGGGCGTAATCGCGCACGAGCTGGGTGTGCGCGGCTTTGAAGGCCTCGGCGGGCGACTCGAAGGCGGTGGCGATGTCGCGAGCGAGGAGGAGCTGCTTGCGCAGCGCGCGGAGGTGGCCGCGCTCCTTCACGACCTGCACGGGCAGCGTGCCGAGCTTGCCAAGAGCCTCGGGCCACGTGAGTCGCACGAGCATGTCGGCGTCTTCCTGCGGGCGGCCGTTGCCCTTGATCTCGCGCTTGATGCCGATGCGCGAGAACATCTGGTCGTTGCGCCGAATCACATCGAGCACCTCGGGGTTCGCCATGAAGGCGATGGGGCAGCCCGTGGCGTCGTGGAAGTCGAAGCACCACTGGAGCGCGCCGATGCTGAGGCGGTGCGCGTTGTCGATGATGATGAGGCGGCGCGAGTTGCGGAAGCGGGAGACGAGGAAGTCGCCGCGCGGCGAGTAGCCATCCCAGCCGCGCGTCTCGACCTGGCTCCAGAGCAGCCGCTCGACGGCGGTCGGGCCGCGATTCCACTTGCTCATCGTGAGCAGCACGGCCGTGGGGTGCTCGGCGATGTAGAGCGCATTGCCAGAGGTCTTTCCCTTGCCTGCGGCGCTGTAGCCGAGGCCGAAATCCTCGGTGCGGCGCACGGTCTCGAGGAAATCGGCCACGGCGGTGGCAAAGGCGTTGCGCTCGAGCTCCACCGTCGCGTCGCGGCGGATCGTCTCGCCCTTGAAGAAGTCCTCGATGCGCGCCTGGAACTCCTCCGCGTCGCCGACGAATTTGCCGTTGAGCGCGCGGTTGATCTGCGTCTGGTTCGTGCCGGTGAGCGTGCCGAGCGCCTTGTCGGTGAGGTTGTTCTCTTTCTTGAAGGCGCGCAGGCGCTCGACGATGTCGGGGCGGATCGGCTTGATCTCCTGCACGGGCTTCTCGTCGGCCTTCGGCTTCTCGTCGGCCTTCGGCTTCTCGCCGGTGGCGGTCGGCTGGGCGACCAGCGCGCCGGCGTGCATCGCGCTGAACTGGCGCTCGAGCGTGGATTTAATAGTTGGGGTCGTAGTCGTCGTGGGCATGTTTGGGGCGTGGTTCTGTGGTGGGGAGAGAGTTGCGGACGGCGAGCGCGGCCTCGGCGCGGTCGGCGAGATCGGCGGCCTCGCGGGTTTGCTCGCGATTTTGGCCGGCGAGGCGCTTGTTGAAGTGGTAGGTCTCCACGCGGTGCGCGGCCTCGCTGCGCATGCGGCTGTGGACCTCGACGCTCTCGTCGGCGCGGATGGTATTGATCGCGCCGAGCTGCTCGACGATGGCCTCGTAATCGAGCTTGCAGGGGATGTGCAGGCGCGCTGCTGTGCCGATAAATGTGCCGTCCATTTCGGCGAGGTAGAGCACCGAGGGATCGAAGGGATTCAGTAGGCGCTTGTAAGTGCGACCGCGCTCGAGCGTGATGGTGCCGCTGCCCTTCGTGGGCGCGACCTTGGCGAGATAGATCAAAGGCTCGCTGTCGATCCATTGGTCGTTGATCACGATCTCCAGCGACTTCGAGACCGTCACCGGCTCCCAGGCGCGCGGCGGCGCGAGTAGCGGGATCGTCGAGACTGGCAGCCGAGTGAGCTGGTGGCGGTGCGCGGCGAAGACCTCGTGCGGGCTCAGCAGCTCGCTGCGGAAGTAGCCGGGCTGGGCCGTGATGTGGTCGAGCGCTGCGCGCTGCTCGGCGGGAATTTTCCGGTATTCCGCCTCGCCCATCCAATGAGGGCTCTCGAGCGAGAGCCGATAGAATTGCTTCGTGAAGCCGAGCTTGCGGAAGCCATGCAGGTCGTGCGTGGTGCGGCAGTCGATGATGCCGTGAATCGCGCGGCAGAGGCGCGAGTAGTCTTCCCATTCGAGGACGTGCCGCTGGATGCGCAGGAAGGTCGGCGCGTCGATTTTGTCGATGAGGCGCTGGATGCCGGCGTTGCGCAGCAGCAGCCCGTAGCTTTCCTCGGGAGCGCGGTCGGGGTTCAGGCCCGTGGGGCCGGGCAGCATCGAGGAGACGTTGCGAATGTTCTGGAAAAAGCTCTCGATGGGAGCCTTGAAGCGGAAGTTTCCAGAGGGCTGCCCCTCGAAAAGCATGCCCTTGAACTCGGGCTTGCCGAAGCGCCCCGAGCGATCCACGCACACCTTGCCGCCCGTCACGCGGCGGATGGCCTCGTCGAAGTTCGCGGCCTTGTCCACGTTCGCGGTGCCGTGCTCCCAGATGAGCAGCGTGCCGTCCTGCGCGTTGTAGCCCACCGTCGTGAGCTGGAGCATGACGAACCAGAAGAAATCGAGCTGGTCGAGCACGCGCTTTTTCACGCGCTTCGTCACGGGGTCGAACTCCTCCAGCTCGGGCTTGAGGCCGAGCAGGCAGAGCGAGCCGCTCAATGCCTCGAGACAGTTGAACGAAAGCGGTCGCATGGCCGCGCGGTTGCGGCCCGTGACGTTCACGTAGACGTCGTGCTGCGAGTCGTCGAAGTAGAAGATCTGGCCGAAGGCGAGGCCGACGCGGCTCGTGCGGATCGAGGGCAGGAACTCGCTCGCCGCCTTCGTCCCCTGCCGGCGCACGGTGCGCTGGTAGATGTTGCTCGAGCGCTCGAGCAGCCGGCAGATGTTGCGGTAGCTCCAGCCCAGCGGGTGGTGCGTGTAGGGCGAGCGGCGCGGCGGCAGCGCGTAGCCTGGGATCGCGAGGTCGGCCGCGAAGGGGCTGCGCTCCCACTCGGCGAGCCGCGCCATGAGGACCTTGTATGCGGTCTTCGCCGTGCGGTCGCGCTGGTGGGTCTCGTAGACGTTCGTGACCCACGCCTCGAAGGCGGGCGGGAACGTCGCCCGATCGGGCTCGGGGAACTTCGCCCGATCGATGAGCATGCGCCAGTCGCACCCGCCGCGCAGCCAGCGGTAGAAGCGCTCGCGCAGAGTGGGAAATTTCCAGCCGAGGCGGGCCGCCTGCGCCTTCATCGCCTTCGTGCGCGGCTTCGCGGTAAGCAGGCTCGTGAAGACCGGAAGGAGCTGCTGCACCTGCTGGCGCGCGCCTTCGCGTTCGAGGGCGAACTCGGGATCGGCCAGGGGCTCGGTGACTTGGGCGAGGGCGAGTGTGCTCATTTTGCGGGCGTAGGGGTTGGTGTCGCGGCTGGTAACTCAACGCGCAGGTGGCACCAGAAGGCATCCCACGCAGTGACATGGGCTCCCGTGATGCGGTTGTAGGCGGCGGCCTCCATGTGGCTGCCGATGATCGACGGGGCGATGATCATGAAGAGCGCGACCGCCATCAGACCGAATGAGGCGAACAGCTTTTTCATCACGCGGCCTTTCCGAGGTGGAGGTTGGTGCGGGTGGCGATGGCGTCGTCGAGGAGGGAGAGGAGTGGCCCGAGCGCGTCGCGCAGATGGACGAGGCTGATCTCCTCCTCGGGATTCGCCGCCTGCACGGGCAGGCGCAGGAGGAGGTCGCGCTGTTCTTCGCGCGCTTGCGCGAGCAGGACGAAGAGCTGCTTGAAGGTGCTCTGCGAAAGCTCGTCGAGCGCGGCCTCCTTTTCCTCGGCCGTGAGTTCGCGCACCTTCTCGCGCTTGCCGCCTTTTTCCTTCGCCTCCTTCTTTAACCCGCTCTCGATGAGGAGCTGGTCGGCGTTCGTGCCCTGGCAGACCTGCGAGGCGATCTTGAGCAGCTCGGCGCGCTCGCCCTCGTTCAGGTCGCTCGTCGGGCGGTCGAGCAGCTCGGAGAATTGCGCGGACTTGAGCGCCTTCACCTTCGTCGCCTCCCACACCTTCATGTGGTATTGGATGGTGCGCTCCGCGATGCCGTGCGGCTCGAAATGCTCCTTCACGAAGGGCAGCCACTCGCCATGCTTGAGGCTCTTCTTGATCTCGGCGGCGATCTTCCCGGCGATGGCCGAGCCGGCCACGCCCCTGGCAAGGTAGAGAGAGATCGCGCCGTGCGCCGCGACGAACTGCTCGGCCAAAATCCGCAATTTTGCGGATTTGGGGACTACGGCCTGCGAGGCAACCGCCTCATCGACGACTTCGGCGACGACGAGCGTGGCCTCGGCGGAAGGGTTGCGGTTTTTGCCGTTGCAGACGTGCGCATTGAGGCCGCGCGCGGTGAAGCCGCTGGTCTGGCACGTCGGGCAGGTGTGGAGAGTTTCGGTTTTGCTCATGGTGGGTAATCAGGAAACGGCTTGGTCGGCGGGGTTGGGCAGGGACTCGTGGCGGCAGACGATGTGCGCGTGGACCTTGGGGCTCTGGCCATGCGGTTGGCGCAGGAGGAGCAGCTCCTCGACGGCAAACTCGGGCTGCGCGGCGTGGAAGCTCTCGACGGCTTTGGCGACAGTCGTCTCGAGCGAGACGACGTCGGCGTAGAGGCTCGTCGCCTGGACGCTTTGGGTGAGTGGTGTGGACATGGGGTTAGTTGAGGTTCTGGAGTTTTTTGAGGAGAGTGGCGCGCTGCGCGGTGGTGAGGCGCTGGGCGAGGCTCAGCAGCGTGGCGACGAAGTCGTCGGGCTCGTAGAGCGAGGTCTCCGCGAGGTGGGCGATGACCGAGCGGCGCGTGATGCGGTAGTGCGCGTGGCGACCATCGGGCTGGTGCGCCTCGAGCCTGCCCTCGTCCACGAGCGCATAGACCGAGTCCTTCTCGCGGCGGAGGATGTCCGTCACCTCGTCCACGCGCATCAGCTCCTTGGTGACGGGCACCAGGAACTCGAAGTGCGTTTGCTCGGCGAGGGCGGGCATGGGGATCAGGCGACGGGAAAATCGAGTTCCCGGAAAATGAGGAGCTGGCGTTGCTCGGCCTCGCGCAGCGCCTCGGCGGCGCAGTGGCACTCGCTGGCTAGGCGCGTGTCGTCGTCGCCTTCGGCGTTTTGAGAGACGATGGCTGCGATGCCGTCGAACACGTCGGCACGCTCGGCGGCGGGCTGGATGGCAGGCGCAGCCTCTGCCGCAAGTCGGATCACTTTTTTAACAAGCGGGGACACGAATCAGGCGAGTTGGAGGTTGAGTTTGTGAGCAATCGCGCGACGCACGTTGCCGCAAAGGCCGTGATTCAACGCGAGGCTCACGGCTTGGCGTGAGCATCCGCATTGGGCCGCCAGGTCCTTCACGCCGATGTTTCGACGCAGCATCTCGGTCTTTGCCGCGATGCGGAAATGTTCTTGCAAGCGTTTCGGGGTTTGCTTTACCTGTGACATTGACAAGTGACATTTACCAACTGAGTTAGCAGAAGCAACAAAAAAGTGAGCACTGAGTTGAAAAAGTTTGCAGATCGAATGTGCTCATTCCGTGAGCGGCAAGGATGGACACAGGAGGAGCTGGGTAAACGACTTGGAATCAGTCGCAACTATGTGAGCATGCTGGAGGGAGGGAGGCCGCCATCGGTGACATTGGAGCGGCTCTTCACGAGCCTCGAGCAAGAGGAAGACGCGACGGTGAAGGAGGAGCCCGCAGGCTACCGCTACACGCTGCACGAGGCCGGGAAGCCGCCGCGCGAGCTTATGACGCCCCCAGACACCGAAGAAGCCACCATAGATGAGATGGTCGATCTGTTGCGCGATCTCTCCACCGCAAGCGCCGCAGGCCGGCGAAACCATCTGCTCCGCATTCGACAACTTCTGGCGATCCTTGAGTCGCCGGCATTACCAAGGCGCAAGCGACCATGAACACTTACTACGTCTGGACAGGGGAACGTGCCACCGGCCCCTTTACGCTCGCGCAGCTTCGCGCCTTGTGGAAGGCGGGGTCCATCACGGGCGACATGGCTTTCAAATATCGCGCGGAGGAGGAATGGGTCGGCACGTTGAGCGATCTCGCCGAGAAGCTCGACGACAACGTCGCCACCGAACAGGCGAAGGTGCGCGCGGCCGTAAAAGCCGCAAACCCAAAGGCGCTAAATACCAAGCGAATCGAGGAAGTGCGCAAGAGCACATGCTACAGCACTCTAAGGGCCGTCGTGAACGTGATGGCCATTCTGTATGTGTTGGCCGGCGCTATCTACGCCGGTTTTTGGCTCTTGCAAATCGATCATGGAACATTCCCAGCACTCGTCTGTATCGGGCTTGCCGTGATGACGATCTTTCTTTCAATTATCCTCGCAGCTGCTTGGAAGCAGGGTAGCCAGCTCTTGATCGACATTGCCGACATCCTCGTCGAGGGCAGTCGTCAGCGCTGACATGCGGTAATTTCCCGTCGATTCCAGCGGGTCCAGCGGTTCCACGGGAGCCGCTGAGTAGGGAGGTGGCGCACGCTGTGCGCCATGTCATCGAAGCCCCTTTCTCCGCGCAAAGCAAGCGGAGTTTCATCCTGCCAAAGGAAGCGCGGCGGTGCGAGGCTGGCCATCCTCGCGGGAGCCGCCGCGCTCGTTTTCACCGGCTGCACGAGCCCTGCGTCGGTCGATGCGAATCTCGCGCATATCAGCGCGCGGATTCCCATCGTCGATGCCGATAAATACGGCTCGGTCGAGGTCTCGGCCGGCTACGTGCCGCCGGCTGGCGGTGTGGCCGTCCACGGCGTGCAACTCATCCCCGCCGCGCAATGATGCCGCCGTTCCTCTCCACGATCCTGCGCTCGCTTGCGCGGCACGGCCTCACGGTGCTGGCGGGAGTGCTGCTCGCGAAGGGCTGGCTCGCGCAGGACCAGGTGAATGCCGCCGGCGACATGCTCGGCGATTACGCGGGCGCGTTGGGTCTCGGCCTGGTCGCGCTGGGCTGGAGCTATGTCGAGAAGCGTTGGGCGCACACCTATATCGAGCGCGTCCAGGCGGCTCTCGGCGCGCCGAAGACCGGCCGTGTGGCCGACCTCATCCCCGCGATCATCGCCTTTGGTGAGTCGCTCTCCAAGCGCGGCTCATGAACTGGCTCGCAGCCCTTTGGCAAAAAGTCTTCCCGCCGCGCGCGAGCGCGGGCGTGGACCTGCGTCGCCGACTCAAGGGCACGCGCTACCCGTGGGAGGTGATCGTCGATGGCGACGACCTGCTCGTGCAGGACGTGCGCGCGACGTGGTTCGGCGGGCAGGCGGACAAGGATTCCGGGCAGGACTCGGGCGAGACCTCGAGCGGCATCAACACCATCGAGAGCCCGGGCTATCTCGGCTGCGCGCTGCCGATGGACCTCCATCGCTCGCACGACAATCCCTGCGCGGGCTCGCCGCTGTCCGAGCTGCCGTGGTTCATGCCCGTGGAGGTGACGAACCGCGCGAACGGTCGCAAGATCACGGTGAAAGCCATCGACCTCGGGCCATCGCCGCCGCCGAAGGCGAATGCCGCGCTCGATCTCACGCGCCCCGCGTTTCTCGCGCTGGGTGGCGTGCTCAAGACCGGCGCGATCCGCGTCGATTACCGCATCAAGGGAGGCGCGCGCTATGTGTGACCTCCTCCTCCTCGCCGAGGGCGCGCCGCCGGAGTGGATGTGGCCCTACATGATCACCGTGCTTGTCGGGCTGGTCGGCCTCCTCCTGGTCGCCACGCTCGTGCTGAGCGCGGTGGAGAAGTGGCGCAAGGTCTTCGGCCCGCATCCGAAGATCCCGCAGCCGCCGTTTGAGACGACGACGGTCGAGAAGGCGGCGACGGTCGGCCAGGTGGAGAAGCTCACCGAGGATTTCGAGCGGCTCGTCGAGAAGCTCGACAACGTGCGGAAGGACATGGCGACCGAGGGAAGCCGCCGCGCCAAGAACATCAACGAGCGCGTGGACAGGCTCGCCGAAAAGGTCGCCGGCCTCGACGAGCGCAGCACGCTCACCGCGCAGCGCACCGTGCAGATCGACCAGAAGATCGACCGCCTGCTCGAGCGCCGCGCCGCCTGATTTATGGATACGACCACCCGCGAACTCCTCCGCAATAACCTCCTCATCCAGCTCGAGGCTGGCGGCACGCGCGGCGTGCCGCTCTCCACGCTGCACCTCGGCGCGCAGATCGCCAGCTTCCGCGTGACCAAGGAACAGCTCGCCGACGAGGTGAGCTACCTCGAGGACAAGGGCTTCGCCGCGCCCGTGGAAAAGGCGGTGAGCCCCGAGAACCGCCGCTATCGCATCACGGCCGCTGGCCGCGATCACCTCGCCGAGGAGGGGCTCGCGTAGGCCATGGCCGAGCGCAACAAGATCGCGCGCACGCTCTCTGCCGAGGAGCTGCAGCGCTTCTGCGAGGCTCTCGCGAAGGAGCGCAACGTCACGCTGCGCACCATCGCCGACCTCTTCGAGGAGGAGACCGGCGAGCGTGTGTCGCTCATGTCGGCCACGGCGTTTCGCGACACGACCTTCCGCGCGCACCTGCAGCGCATGGAGAAGGCGAACATGCTTTCCTCGCTCATCCGCGAGCAGCGCGAGAGCGGCGCGGGCGGCACGCTGGCCGACGCGGCGGCGGCGATGCTCACCGACGACATCCTCGACAAGATCGTGAACCGCGACTTCATCGACACGCCGCTCGATCTCGACGTGCTCTCGAAGATCGTGGCGCGCCTGCGCACGGGCGACGTGCGCGTGAAGGCGCTCGAGCACAAGATCGCGAGCGACCGCGACGACGCGGTGAAGCGCGTGCTCGCCAATCCCGCGCTGGCGAAGGAGATCGCGAGCATCGCGGGCGACAAGGGCCTCTCCGACGCGGAGAAGAACGCGCGCATCCAGCTCCGCCTCTTCGGCGAGCGGCCCGCCAACTTCCAGCCGCACACGACGACCGCCGAGCAATGACGACCCTCCACTGGCTCTGGCTCGCGCTGGCCGATCTGCTCGGCGCGCACGCGCGCACGGCGCTCTTCTGCACCGTCTTCGCGATGGGCATGGTCGCGACCGGCCCGCAGCATCCGCCGGCCGAGCCGCCGCTCGTGCCGATGCGCGGCTACCAGGCCGTTGTCTTCTGGGATCACACGACGAAGACCCAGATCATCCACTGGAGCCGCCAGACGGGTAAGAGCTACACGCTCGCCGCGTGGGCGGTGAAGCGACTGCTCGACTACCCCGGGCGCCTGGTCACGGTGCTGTCGAACTCGAAGGACAACGGCAGCGAGTTCGCGATGAAGTGCGCGGAGGTGTGCCGCAAGCTCGGCGTCGCGGCCGATCTCGAGAGCGCGGGCGACCACGTGAGCTACGAGGACATGCGCTTCGAGATCAAGATCGCCATCGGCGACAAGGTCGGGCGCATCAAGGTGCTCGCGGCGAACCCGCGCACGGCGCGCGGCTTCTCGGGCGATCTCATCCTCGACGAGTTCGCGTTCCACGAGGACTCGCGCGCGATCTGGGAGGCTGCGGAGCCGATCATTTCGAGCAATCCCGATTTCCTCTGCCGCATCGCCTCCACGGGCAACGGGCGGCAAAACATGTTCTACCAGCTCATCAGCGAGCGGCGCATCCCCTACTACCGCGTGCGGCGCTCCGATGCCTGGGCAACCGGAGAGCTGAAGATCTACAGCGCCATCGACGGCCGCGAGATCACGCCCGACGAGGCGCGCAACGAGGCCAGCGACAAGCGGGCCTACGACCAGAACTACGAATGCACCTTTGAAGATGAGAACATGCCGCTGCTCACGCACGAGCTCATCTCGAAGGCCGAGCGCGTCGAGCTGCTCACGGCCGACCAGCAGGAGTGGAGCATCGCGACCGTGCAGCGCCTCTTCCGCGCGACGGGGCCGCTCGAGGCGGGCTACGACATCGGCCGCTTCCGCGACTTGAGCGCGATCTGCGTCTTCGAGCGCATCGGCCAGACGCGCCGGCAGATCGCCGAGCTGGTGATGGAGAACATGCGGCTGCCCGACCAGCTGCGCCAGGCGCGCGTGCTGCTCGACATGCCGCGCCTGCGCCGGCTCGAGATCGACATGACGGGCCTCGGCCTCGCGATCTTCGAGACGCTCGAGGACGAATACGGCAGCTCGAAGGTGGGCGGCGTGAACTTCGCGACCACCGAGCCGGTGACGGACCGCATCCGCACCGAGGGCCGCAAGGCTGCGACCGCGAAGGTCACCGAGATCATGGCCGTGGACATGCTCGGCGTCTTCGAGGATGGCACCATCGAGATCATGGCCGACCCGGAGCTGCGCGACGACCTGCGCAAGCCCGAGAAGGTCACCAGCTCGGGCGGGCGCGTGAGCATCGCCGCGAGCCGCGACGGCAAGGGCCACGCCGACCGCTTCTGGGCGATGGCGCTCGCCGTGCGCGCCGGTTACTCGCTTGCCGAGGCGGGCACGTTCAAGCGCTTCACGAGCATCATGGAGCGGCTCTCGCGGCAGGCCGTGGAATGCGCGCGCGGCAACCGCGGTGCCCGCGCCCGCGAACGGAGGGCCTGCCTGGGATGAGCCGCACGCTCGACATCGCCGCCATGTGCGAGGGCAAGCGCCGCTACCGCAGCCGGGGCGAGGCCCTGCGCGTGCGCAACCGCCGCCAGCGCTGCGGCGCGACGAAGCAGCTCCGCGCCTACCAATGCGACTTCTGCCACCGATGGCACCTCACCTCTCAAAAACCTCGCAAGCATGACTAACGACCCGCTCTCGAATTTCAACCCGCTGCGCGGTCTCGATCTCTACGGGCTCGTGAACTACCTCGAGCTGGGCGAGCGCGGCTACTACCGCGACCCGATGTGGCTCTTCCGCTACGTGCTCAAGCGCAACGGCGTGGCCCGCGCCGTGCGGCGCAAGCTCGCCTCCGCGATCCAGAAGCTCGACTGGTCGATCAAGATCCCCGACGACCTCGACGACGCGCGCAAGGCGCTCGCCGATCGGCAGCAGGCCGAGCTGCGCAAAGCCTACGACGCGGTCTCGAATCTCCGCGCCGCCTACACGCACCTCGGCCTCACCGACATCATGGGCTTTGCCCACCTCAACAAGGTCTATGCCGGCAGCCAGGCCGGCGCGGGCGCGGACCCGTGGCTCGTGACCGAGCTGCGCGTCGTCGAGCAATGGTGGATGTGCCGCGACGGCCTCTTCGGCGCGTGGAACTACAACCCGAGCCTCGCGATGACGAATCGCGGCGACCTCATCGTGCCGCGCGATTGGATCTTCCGCGAAGTCGATGACCCCGCCGCCGAGATCTTCGCCTTCGCGCATGTGAAGATCACGACGACCGACGCGGATTGGGATCAATTCTGCGACACCTACGCCGTGCCGCCGATCTTCATCGAAGGCCCGCCGAACGCGCGCAAGGAGGACGAGCCGCATTACCAGGACGTCGCCGAGCGCGTCGTGAGCGACGGTCGCGGCTATCTGCCAAGCGGCGCGAAGCCGCACAGCATCACCGCTGGCACCGATGGCGTCTCGGTCTTCGTCGAGCGGCTGCGCTACTACCGCGAGGAGATCGTGCTCGCCGGCACGGGCGGCATCCTCACGACGCTCTCGGGCGAGGGCGCGTTCGGCCAGGGCGGCGCGGCCGACAACCACGACGACGCCTGGCTCGACATCGCGGCCGCCGCCGCGCTCGGCGTGAGCGAGACGCTGCAGGCGCAATTCGACGCCGCCGTGCTCGCGCGCAAATTCCCCGGCGAGGAGCGCCTCGCCTACTTCGAGCTGGCGAAGCCCGAGCGCGACACCGACGCGACCACGATCTTCACCTTCGCGAAAGCCGCAGCCGACGCCGGCTTCGACCTCGACGCCGAGGAACTCGCCGAGAAGACGGGCCTCAAGGTGACCAGGAGCGCCGCGCCCGTCGCACCCGCAGCGGCACCAGGCGCGCCGGCGAATCCAATTTCCGACACAAAGCCCACGGTGGAGGCCCCCACAACGCAGACGGGGGCGGCTGCGCCACCTGCAACCCCGCAGCCGCCCACCGAGCAACCCGCCGCGCCAGCGGCTCCCTCCATCCCGCCGACCTCCGCGCGAGGCGAGGCGGATGATGGCCTCGTGCAGGCCGCGCTCGCGAATGACCTCGGCGTGGAGGAGCGCTGGCTCGCGCCCGTGGCCCATGTCTTCGACGAGATCGAGGCGATGCTGGCCGATCCCAACGCGACGCTCGAGCAGATCACCGCGAAGCTCGAGGAGGCGACGAAGGCCATGCCCGAATTGCTCGGCCAGCTCAACGTCGGCGAGCTGGCGCACGCGCTCGAAAACGCTTCCGGCCCGGCGGCCATCCAGGGCCTCGCGGACGGCCTGCGCGCGAAAACTCAAAAAGCGACCTCGTAAACGCCCACCACGATGCCCCGCCAACGCGCTAAAAGCCCGAATTTCGCGCCCGGGGGTGACAACACCCGCGCTCGCGGCTCCGCGCGTTTTGCAACGGCATGCATCGCTTTTGCAACGGCATCTCAAGCGCGGTCTCGAACGTCATTCGGCCACGAAACCCCGTCCGCTGGAAAACCATGGCGCTGACGCTCACCCAAAAGCCGCTCGCGGAGGTCTCGGCCGGGCTGTCGCGCAAGACTCCCATCGGCAGCAAGCTCGGCACTGCGGAGTGGGCGACGATGCCCGGCTATCTGCGCGACTCGGCATTCTTCTCGGCGAAGGTCGAGAGCGTGCGCGCGCTCGCCGACGCGCAGCGCGGCCTGCAGCAGATCCTCGACCAGGCGCGCGCGGCGCATGGCGGGCTCGCGATGGATCGGGGCAAATGGATCGCGCAGATGCAGCAGCTCGCGGGCCAGCTCGGCCTGCGCAATGCGAACCCCGACAAGCGCGGCGGGCTCGAGGACTTCGGCAGCGAGCGCCGGCTCAAGCTCATCGCGCAGCAGCAGATCGCGCAGGCGCAGAACCGCGCCTATTATCTCTCGGGGCAGGACCCCGACGTGCTCGACGCCTGGCCGGCGCAGGAGCTGGTGCGCGTGGCCGCGCGCAAGGTGCCGCGCGACTGGACGCGCCGCTGGGCCGCCGCCGGCGGGAAATTCTTCGGCGGCCGCATGATCGCGCTGAAGACCGATCCGATCTGGACGCGCATCAGCCGCTTCGGGAAGCCGTATCCGCCGTTCGACTTCAACAGCGGCATGGGGCTCGAGGAGATCGACCGCGAGGAGGCCGAGAGCCTCGGCCTCATCAAGCCCGGCGAGAAGATCGAGCCCAGCGTGCAGCGCGAGCAGGACGAAGCGCGCGCGAGCGTGAAGGGGCTGGACGGCGAGCAAACCGCCGCGCTGCTCAAGAGCCTGCGCGCCGACTTCGGCGACCAGGTCGCGCTCGATGGCGATTTGATCCAGTGGCGCGGCTCGCTCATCAAGGACCTCGTCGCCTCCGCGAAGCGCGACAAGGCGTTCAAGGATTCCGTGTCGCTCGGCCAGGCCAGCGAGCAGACGGTCGCGAAGGCCGCCGACGTGACCGACCTCTCGGGCTACGAACTCGGCCTCACCGCCGACGAGGTGCGCCATGCGATCGCCCGCCACGGCGCTGGCAACGAGCAACGAGGCGACCAGGCGGGGCTCGACGCGCTCGACTTCGAGCTTCTGCCCGAGGTGTGGCGCGCGCCCGACTCCGTCGAGCCTGGCAACAAACCGGGCACCCTCGTCTTCCGCAAGGATTTCGGCGGCGACCTCGTCGCCGTGACGTGGCGCATGGCCCCAAAGAAAAAGAGCGTCTACGTGCAGACGCTCTACAAAAAGAAAAACGACGGGGGAGCCTCGTGAGAACCTGTCTCCTTGGGCAGAACGTCCGAAACGTTCCCTCGTCACCACTCAATCTCGCGCCGCGCGGCGCGGACTGCAAGCCATGATCTCCGCGAGCATCCAGGTCGCCGACGCGGTCACGCCCGAGCTGCAGCGCCTCGCCATGCAGCTCGCGAATCCCGTGGCGCTTTACAAGGACGTCGGCCGCCGCGTGGCCAACGACCTCAAGAAGCACTTCCGCCAGCACGACAGCGACACGCCGAACAAGCTCGGCGGCGCGCGCACGCACTTCTGGCTCGAGATCCGCGACGCGGTGCAGCAGCCCGTCGCCACCGGGACCGGCGTGGAGATCGCGATCAACGACGCGCGCTTCGCCGGCAAGGTCTATGGCGCGCACATCGTGCCGCGCGAGGCCGGCGCGCTCACGATCCCGATCAACCAGCTCGCCTACGGCCGCCGCGCCTCGGTCTTCGAGTCGGAGACCGGGCACAAGCTCTTTCGGCCAAAAGGTCACAACGTGCTCATGGCCGAGATCGGCGGCGAGGAGGTGCCGATCTACGCGCTCGTGCAAGCCGTGGACGTGCCGGCCGATCCGCAGGCGCTGCCCGCGACGGCCGTGCTCGTCGATGCCATCCTCGACACGGGCCGCAAACATCTCGCCCGCATGCTCGCAAGGGGTTGAGGCAGGGCAGTGCGCGCCGGTGGCGCGTGCTTCGTGAAAAAAATCCCGTCGATTCCAGCGGGTCCAGCGGTTCCATCGCGGACGCTCGATGGGCATCCCGCGCAGCATGCGCGGCGACATGCAAGACCCCGAGATTCAACCCGCAACGCCCGTCGATTGGCGAGCGAAATTGATCGCCGATTTTAACCTCGTGCCCGCCGAGGGAGCGACCGAGGTGACCGACGAGCAGATCGCCAGTTCCCTCTCCAGCCTCCAGGCCTCCGCCGCGTCGGTGGCCGACTTGCAGAGCCAGAGCAGCGACGCCGCGACGCGCCTGCAGGAGCTGCAAACGCAGTATGACCAGGTCACGGCCGATCTCGACGCGAAGAGCCGCGAACTCGGCGATCTCTACCGCGCGAAGACCGAGGCCGAGGTCGATGCGATCCTCGAGCAATACGCCGGCCGCATCGCCACGCCAGCCGCGAAGGACCGCATCAAGGCGCTCCTCCTCAGCGACCGCGAGAGCGCGATGGAGATCCTCGAAGGCATGCCCGAGCCCGCCGCCGCACCGGCCGAGGGCGCGCCGCCCGAGCCGGTCCACAACCCCGGCCAGCAGCAGGGCCAGATGAGCGAGCAGGACAAGCTCGCCAAGCAGAACGAGCTCATCGCGCAGATCCGCAAGGAGAAGCGCGGCGACGCCACGCCCTTCGCCACCTACGAGGCCGCGCGCAACGAGGCGCGCCGCCGCCAGCCCGACCTCTTCCAGTAACTCCCCGCAAACTCAAAACCAAACACACCACCGAACATGTCACCTCTCTACGCACGCTCCAACGCGCTTATCTTCATCGCCGCCGCCGCCAGCCTCGCCGGCAAGGAAGGCTATTTTTACAAGCTGGATGGCAGCAACGAGGCTGTCCTTTGTGCCGCTGCGACCGACGTGCCGCATGGCCTCATCATGGCCGTTCGTCAGGACGGCATGGAAATCACCGCCGCCCCGCTCGGCGGCAATCACAGCCCTGTGCGAGTGAAGCTCGGCGCGGCCGTCACCGACCTGCGCAAGGACCTCACCCTTCGCGCCGACGCCACGGCAGAACCCGACGATGGCGCGGGGGCTCGCGTGCTCGTCGCTCGCCCGCTCGAGCTCGGCGACACCGACGAGATGATCGAGGCGGTGCTCGTTTCGGCTCGCTCTGTTGGCAATGCCGTGACGCTCACGAGCACCAACGGCACCGCCGCCGCCGCATCCGCCGACCTCGCCGCTCTCGCGGCCGAAGCCGAGAAGATCGGCGACGACGTGCGCGCCCTTTACGCCGCGCTCCAGGCCGCCGGCCTCCTCGCCTAACCCACTCAACGCCACAACCGAGAAACAGCGCATCCAGGCCGGGCGGCCCGAAAAGACGCCGCCCGGCCAAGACCTCACCAAAAACTCCAAGTCACCAAACACACAACCACATGAAATCTCGCACCATCCTTCTGCTCAACCTGTTCGCGGTCCTCGTCGCGTCGCTCTATGTCGGCATGGCCTATGGCCTCCTCGCTGCTATGGCGTTCTTCGTGCTCGTCGGCAATATGGCAGCCATTCCATTTGGAACTGGCGGCCTTTCGATGTGCCTCGGTAATCGCACGGGCCTCGTCTACGACGCCCAGCTCACCAACTTCGCGCATGGCATCGCGCCGGACTTCCAGGTCGCACTGGCCGACATCATGGCTCCACAGTGCGTCGTCCCTGCAGCTGCCGGCCAATACATCTCCTTCGATGATGACGAGATGTTTCGCTACATCGAAACGCGCCGCGCGCCCGGTGGCGGAATGGCAATGATCGACATGCCGTCCGACGCACCGAAGTTCTCGTGCGACCCGCACGCGCTTGGCATCGGCATCGACGCTTTCGAGTATGAGCGCGTCGGTCAGAACGGTGTGCAGCAGCTGCGCGAGAGCAAGATTCGCACGCTGGTTTCCCGCAACGCCCTTAGCCGCGAATACCGCGTCTACAAAGCTTACGAGGCGGGCACGACTCCCGAGGCCGGCCTCGGCGTGTGGACCGATAAGGATGTCGACCCCATCGACGAGATCGACCAGATCATCGCGGCGGTCGCTACGGAAACCGGCCAGGCCGCAAACCTGCATCTGGTCATCGCCCTTGACGTGGTTCGTCAGGTTCGCAAGCACCCGCTCGTCAAGGCCCGCTTCCCAGGTGCGGAGATGATCAACATCACCGCTCAAAAGATCGCAGACTTGCTCATCATTCCTGGCGTCAAGGCGCACGTTGCAATGATGCCGATTGCGCTGCAAAAGACCGGCAAGGGCGCGGCAAAGACCACGATTGGCGCAGGCAAAGTCTACGCACTCGTCAGCCAAGCGAACCCGAGCCCCTACGACCCATCGGCTGCAAAAACCTTCACGACGAAGGCCGGCCAGGTCGACGGCGTTGGCTTCTACGAAGAGAAGCCCTTCGCCGAGATCAACTTCATCTCCTGGTCCGAGGAAATCAAGATGACCGGCACGAAGTGCGTGAAGCGCATCGACGCCTCCATCGGAGCCATCGCGTAACCACTCATGGGGTCCAATGCCGCGCTCGCGAACTCCCGGGGGGGAAACCTCGCGGGCGCGGCAGACCCCAGCTTCTGACGAACCTTTCTTTTTTCTCCCGTGGCCTGGATCACCATCACCGAGGCGGACTTGCTCGAGGCGCTCAGCGGCGACGAGCTTGCCGCCTATCGCTCGGCCGCGCTGGCGCTCGACCAGCCCGACCCCGTCGCCGAGATGATGGTGAAGGTCACCAACTACATTCGCGGCCGCGTGGGCGGCTGCGCGAAGAACGTGCTCGGCCCGGCGGGCACCATCCCCGACGAGTTGCTCGACGCCGCTTGCGCCTTGCTCGCTGTGCGCATCCCGAACCGCGTGGGACGCAGCCCGAAGGCCGGCCGCGCCGACGCCGCGAAGGACGCCGTTGATCTTTTGAAAGACGTGGCCGCGTGCCGCTTCGCCATCGTCGCGCCCGAGACGGCCGCGCCCGAGGCCGAGCAGCCCGCGAACGCCCAGCGCCCGAGCTTCAGCGGCCGCCCGCGCCGCGACGTGAGGAGGGAACAAAGTGGCTTCTGAGGTCCTCTCCGAGCCCGAGCAGCTCCGCGACTGGCTCGTGAGCACGCTCACCACGAACGCCGACTTCCAGGGCGTGAAGGTGCTCTCGCGCAAGGTCGCGAACATCCAGAACGAGATCGCCGTGAACCTCGGCAAGGACGCCGCGCTCGTGCTCGTGCTCATCCCCTCGGCCATGCCCACCGGCATCAACAGCACGGCCGTCGTGCTCGACCCCGTGCGCATCATCTTCCGCTGCGTCACCGGCATCTCGAACAAGACCGGCAAGAGCGCCTTCTACCTCGCCACGCGCGTCGCCAAGGCCATGCAGATGAAGCGCCCGCCCTTCGACTGGGTGAACGGCCCGCTGCGCCCCGAGGAGCCCGGCATGCGCGAGCTGAACATCGTGCCCGCCGATCCCGCCAAGGACGAGGACAACACCTTCGCCGGCTGGGACGTCTTCTACGCCACAAAACTCACCATCGCACCCCGCTAACCGCCATGTCCGAAAACGCCGCTTCCACGCCCGCAGAGAAACCCGCCGCCAAGCCCGCCGCCGACAAGCCGGCAACCGGATCCACCCAGCCGCCCGTGCTCGACAGGGCGAAGGCCGAGGCGATCAAGACGCCCTACCGCCACCCGAAGAGCCGCATGACCGTCGCCTGGCATCACCTCGGCGAGGCGTTCACCGCCACCGGCATCCACGCCGGCAAGGCCGTCGTCGATTTCGTCGAGCACGTGCTCGAGGAGGCGAAGGGCCTCTCACTCGAGACGCCGAAACCCGCCGCCAAATAGCGCCCTCTCAGCTCTCAACCCTCAACTCTCAACTAAAAAATGTCCGTCCTCGATCCATCCACCGTCGCCATTCTCGGCCCCTGCATCGTCACGCTCGACGGGGCCACCTACTACGTCGAAAAGGACGTGAAGGTCACCGTCAACAAGAGCTTCAAGGGCCGCGACCTGCGCGGCAGCTTTGGCACGAAGTTTGACGACACGCTCCTCGACGTCGTCGTCGATGTCGAGCTGCAGCCCAGCATGTGGAAGGACACGGCGAAGATGTTCGCGATCCTCGGCAAGCTGCCGGGCCAGCGCGTCTTCGGCAACACCGACAAGGCGCTCGAGATCACCTCGATCACCGAGGGTCTTAAATACACCTACTCCCGCGCGGCGATCCTCGAGCCGCCGAAGATCGGCGCGGGCGTGAAGAAGGACCTGCTCGGCCCGATGAAGGTCAAATGCCTGCGCGCCTCGGCCTCGGCGCTCTCCGGCGCGAACAGCATCGTCGCGCTCACCACGGGCGTGACGTTCTCCGACACGAGCTTCGACAGCACGAAGCTCTTCGACGTGCCCTTCGCGGTGACCTATGGCGACGGCTCGATCCTGGGCGCGGCCGACACCGAAGACGGCGTGGATCTCGATTGGGAGGTCGATACCTCCGCGCTCGAGAGCGACCAGGTGGGCATCTACGATTACAAGGTGCTCGGCCTGCGCGGCAAAGCGAGCCTCACGCCCGTGGGCATCACGGCCGCGAATCTCCTCGCGCTCGCGAAGATGCAGGGCACCGGCGTGCGCCGTGGCGCGAAGATGAGCACGCTCGCCGCCGATCTCGTGCTCGCCGGCCTCGTCTCCGGCGACCCGACCATCACGCTCGCGAATGCCTACCCGGGCAACAGCGGCATGCAGGGCGACGTCGAGAAGAACCTCGCCGACAAGTTCGAGTTCATCAGCGTGCGCAAGGTCACGAACAGCGCGCTCACCTCGCTCGTCACCTTCGGCACCGTCGCGTAGTTCGCCCTCCCGCCGCGCGCCATGAAGATCTACCACCAGGCACCCAACGGAGGCGCGAAGACGTTCCTCTGCAGCGGCCTTGCAGCCGGCGAGCACCCGCAGTTCTCGCAGCATGGTGGGGTCTTCGGCGTGGTCGCGCAGAAGCTCGTCGACTCCGATTTCGTGAAGGCGATCGATCGCAAGAATGACAGCCATCCCATCGTCTTCTCGGTCGAGCGCGACCACAGCACCGACGAGGCTGCGGCGGACTTCTACTTCCAGCACACGATGAGCATTCGCGCGGTGAAGCTCGGCACCTACGTCTTCGCCGCCGAGCTGCCCGGCGGCCGGGAGGTCTACTACTACCTCAAGAACGCCGGCATCCAGTCCGTCCTCTTCCGCGAGCCGCTCATTGGCAGCTCCACGCACTGCACCTACACGCTCGTGGGCGGCAGCATCGACCGCAATCCCTGAACCCCGCCCTTTCCTCATGCCACTTCCCATCGTCGAGACCCAGCTCAAGCGCTTCGATGCCGACTCCGCCGACCGCGAGGCCGTCGTCAAGGACCTCCGCAAAAACAGCGAGAGCATGGGCGTCTGGAGCGGCAGCGCCTGCGTCTTCGAGGCCTGCCACAAATTCAACGGCGTGCTCGCGAGCGTGGAGAACTTCACGCACGTCGTGCTGCAGCTGAAGGATTACAACGGCAACGCCGCCCCATCGGCCGACAGCGCCGCGCTCGTCGAGGTGATCGTCGAGGCGGCGGACTTCGACACGACGGTCGACGATGCCAGCGCGGCCGACTTCTCGAAGGCGCATTTCAAATTCGCGCTCACCGACGAGCAAATGGCGCAGACCGACACGAAGTGGCTGCTTTGCTTCGCGCGCACGATCTCGGGCAACACCGTCACGCTCCGCGCCGGCACGCTCGTCTTCACGCAAGACGGCGGCCCCTCAGTCACCGCGCCCGATCCCGTCGCCTCGAGCGCCTGGACGAAGGGCGAGGCCGACGCCCGCTTCCTCCAGACGGCCAACAACCTCTCCGATCTCGAGGACGTCCCCACCGCCCGCACGAATCTCGGCATCGAGAGCGAGGCGGAGGCCGCCGCGCGCTACCTCCAGATCGCCAACAACCTCTCCGAGATCGACGCCGCCGGCCTCGTCGCGCAAGCCGCCGCGCGCGTCAATATCGGCGTCGAGATCGATGTCCGCCCCGCCGTCGCCATCTCGGCGGCCGGCGAGATCGACCTTGGGACATGGGTTTCGACCCACACCATCATCCCGATCACCGTTGACGACCTCGCCGGCGGCAACGCGCAAGTCGTCCTCGCCGGCACCAACGCGCGCGGGATCGTCGAGCTTGTCTTCAGCTTCGCCGCCGGCACCGGCTCGGCCCAGATCTTCGACAGCGCCGTCGCGAGCGGCCACGACATCGACCTTTTCCTCCTCCAGGCCTCCGCCAGCACCGCTTCCTTCCGCGCCTACTTCGACCCAGTCGCCGCCGCCTGGAAGCGCATCACCTCGAAACATGACGTCCCTTAAAATGACCCGCCGCATCCTCCTCCTCGCGCTCGCAGCACTCGCGAGCCTCAGCTCCGCAAGTGCCACGCCGCCCTCGCTCGCGCGCGACGGCTCCGGCCTCACGCCGTCCGAGAAAGCCACGCTGCTCGACAATCTCGGCCTCGGCGCGAGTTCAACGGTGCAACACGGCACTGTGCGCGCGGGCACATTCGGCCAGGACGGCGTGACGGCCAATCTCGACGGCACCCTCATCGCGGATGGAGCGACGAGCAATAGCATCATCAAAGGTGCTGGCGTATATGGGCACGGAATCTGGGACAACACGGGCAACAGCTTCCTCATTTACAATTCGGCGCCCGGCGAGCTGACGGTCTCGGCCTCGGCGACCTGGGTCTGGCTCGGCTCCTCGAAGGCCGCCTTTTTAAATGCGCTCGGGCTTGGATCGATCAACGGCATTGTGAAGTTCAACGGCTCGGGCGTGCCGAGCCAGGCCGTCGCCGGCACGGACTACGCACCCGCCACGATCGGAACGACGATCCTCAAAGGCAACGGCTCCGGCGGCACGCAGGCAGCGACGCTCGGTGTCGATTACGCGCCGGCCACGTCAGGCACGTCGCTGCTCAAAGGCAACGGCTCCGGCGGCACGACGGCGGCCGGAGCGAGCGACATGCCGAGCGGTATCGACGCGACGAAGCTCGGCGCGGGCACGGTGGACAATACCGAGCTTGGCTATCTCGACGGCGTCACGAGCGGAGTGCAGGGACAGATCGATCTGCGCGAGGGGCGCGACTACGTTTACAGCGACGGCGCGACCAGCAACCGCGCTGCGATCTGGCAAATGGGCGCGGTCGGCAATCTCGCCGGTGCGGCCTCGGCGACCTGGCGCGGCACGGTGACATGGCCGACGAGCTTCTCCGCTGGTGGAAGCATCTGCTCGCTTTATTCCTCGGCGACGACGACCAGTGACGCGGCGCACATGTTCCGCGTCGTTATTTACAGCGCCAACGGAGGCACGCTGGAGATCACGCAATTCGGGGCAACCGCCACCGATGCGCGATCATTCGTCAAGACGGGCATGGTCGCGGCCTACGGCGGCCAGACCGGCACACTTGAGATTGCGCTCACGCAGGGCACCGCCAACCCGGTGGTGCGATGGAATGACGTGGACATTTCCGCTGGCTTCACGGCCAGCACAGGCGGCACGCCGCCGACCTGGCTCGACTCGGGCATGATCTGCACCTACGCGACGGCCGGCCTCAACTGGCCCGCCGGCCGCTCACCCCTGGGCTGTTGGATCAACGGAACCCTCACGGCCGCCGACCGCACATTCTGGCGCTTGCACGGCCGTCCGCCGGCATGGGTGCAATTCGGCGGGTCGATGGTCGAGGCAACGACCAACTCGGACACCCGCACTTTTACCTCGAGCGCCGGGCAATGGAATGGCGGCGTCACGGCGTCCGGCGGAGTCGGCGTCTTTTCGGGAGCGGTGCAATACTGGCTATTAAACCAAACGCTCGTTGGCGGCGGGTATCCCGCGCGTGTGCAGGTCGATTTCGACCTGGTCGATAATCCGACAGGGCTCTCCGTCAGTGTCGGCAATGGCCTTAGCGGCGGGAGCGTCGATGTTGGCGCGGCTCTCGGGCATAAGACGGCGGTCATCAATCTCGCTCAAGCGTCGAGTGCAATTTATCTCAACCTCGCGGGACTGAGCACGTCTGCGTTTTCGATCGACAATTTCAGCGTCCATATGGTCGGCGCGCTCTCCCTGCCGGTCGTGCAGCCGATCCAGGCGCTCGACGACGCGACGGGCAACGGTCAATGCGCCCGACTCTCTTCGGGCATGACGCCCGTGACGACGCGCAAGGACTGGCGCATCGTCGCGCGGACCTCGACCAACGGCAACGAGCAGCTCCTCGGCGGAGGGTGCTTGCCCGCCGATTATACCAACTTGCTCATCACGTCGTGGTGCGTGCGCAATAACGGCTCCTCCTCGCGCACGATCAATCTCGGCTCGATCTCGACCGGCAGCGACTACGTCTCCGGCGGCACGGCCGCCGTGGGCAGCAACCTCCTCCTCTCGACGCCCCACCTCGGCGACTCGTCGGCGCTCTACTGCAACAGCAACGGAACGGACGAGCTCGTCCACACAATAACCGGCATCCGCCTCGGCAAATAACTCACCATGCTCACGCGCACTCCCCATCTCGTCCTCGCCGCGACAGCGGCGGCCCTCCTCCTCACGCTCACGGCCCGCGCGGACGACCCCGCGCCCACGCCGACGCCCTTCGAGCCTTACGCCTGCTCGCTCGGCACTGTCGTCGGCGTCGATGCCGGCAGCTACCTCATCGCGACGCCAGCCGGCCACACGATCGGCATCAAGGCCAACGGCGAGGCGAGCGCCGCCAACGTCGAGGCCGACATCGCGCACCCCGGCGACGAGCTGGCGAATGCGAAGGCAGCCAAGCTCGCGGCGATCTATGCGACCGCCGCGCCCGGCGTGCTGGCGGCCTTCGACGCGCTCCCGCCCGGCGTGCAGGCGCAATTCGCGCCGGTCAAAAGCGCCGCGCTCAAAGCCGCATCTGGAGGGGATTTTGCATCCGCGAAAACCATCGTCGAGACGTGCGTGCTGCCGAGTGATTTGCAGGCCATCCAAGCGTCGCTCGCCGCGCAACTCGCCCCGCTCGTCGATGCGCAACAGGCCATCGCCGCCTCCGCGTCGGTCGAGGATGTCGCCGCTGTAACGCTTCCGACGCCCACGCCGAGCCCGACGCCCACGCCGAGCCCGACGCCCACGCCGTAGTCACGAGCCACCAGTCACCAGTCACCAGCTCCATGAAACTCCGCCACCCCGCCAAGCTCACCTTCGAACGCGCAGACGGCGCGCGCATCATCTGCCCCGCGCCGTCGCGCGAACAGATGCGCGAGGTCTATGCGCTCGATCCCGACGGCGCGGAAGACCCCAACACTCGCGACGCGCGCCGCGCCGCGCAGATCGGCATCCTCCTCCGGCATGCGACCTGCACGACTGCTGCAGGCGAGGCGCAGCCGCTCGAGGACGTGCTCGGCGCGCTCACCGCGCCCGAGGAGCACGACATCGTCGGCGCGCTCGTCGCGCTGCACCATGGCTACGATCCCGCCACGGCCGTCGAGCTGCAGGCGGCCCTGCGCGAGATCGCGCGCAGCTCAAAAAAAAAGCCCGCAGCGTAGAGGAATCGCTCGCGGAGCATGACCGCCAGACCATGGACCTCGCCATCCTGCTGCGGCGCACGCCCGAGGAGGTCGAGACCATGCCGCACCTCGACTCGGTGCTCCTGCTCGAGCGCAACTACGAGCACGAGACCGCCGACTTCAAAACGCAAGCCCGCCTCCACGGCTTCAACGTAAAATGAGCAACGAAGCCAATTTCACGATCAAGATCGGCAGCGTCGGCGAGCTCACCGCCGTGCGTGCCGGCACGCAGGACCTCAAGCGCGCGACCGAGGCGGCGAACGAGTTCGGCCAGGCGCTCAAGCTCGGCTTCGGCATCGACATCGCCGGGCGCGCCATCGACGCGATCTCGCGCATACCTGCCGCGCTCGAGGAGGCCGTGCGGCGCGGCGTGGAGTTCAACGCCACCATCGAGAATACGCAGACGGCCGTCGCCGCCGTGCTGGAAAAGTTCAACGGCCTCTCGCGGCAGGATGCCATCGCCGCCGCTGGCGACGCGGTCGAGGAACTCAAGCGCAAGGCGGTGGCCGCTCCGGGAACCGTGCGCCAGCTCGCGGAGAGTTGGATCGCGAGCGCCGGCGCGGCGAGCGCGGCAAACATCCCGATCAACCAGCAGATCGACCTCGTCGTGCGGCTCAGCCAGGCGGTCTCGCGCCTCGCCCTGCCGCAACAGCAGCTCGTGCAGGAGACGCGCGCGCTCCTCACCGGCAACATCACGCTCGACGCCCAGCTCGCGAAGACGCTCGGCATCACGGGCGACATGATCGCCCAGGCCAAGGAGCAGGGAAATCTCTACGGCTTTCTCGTCGAGAAGATCGGCGCGCTCGGCGAGGCGAGCGACACGCTCGAGGTGCGGTGGAGCAACCTGCAGGACACCATCGACCAGGCGCTCGGCGAAGCGACGAAGCCCGTCTTCGACACGCTGCGCGACGGCGTGCTCGAGCTCAACGAGGCGCTGCAGCAGCCCGGCACGCGCCAGGCGCTCAAAGACCTCGGCTACGACATCGCCGCGCTCGTGGGCAATGGCGTCAAGCTCACGGCATGGGCGATCCAAAACGCGGACGCGCTCGTGCTCGTCGCCAAGGGCGCTGGCCTGCTCGCGGTCGCGCTGGCGGCCATCAAGATCAAGGACATCATCGTCGGGCTGGGCTCGATGGCGCTCGGCCTCACGCGCACGACGACGGAACTCGACCGCGAGAGCGCAAGCCTCGCTCGCAACACCGCCGCGCAGGGCGCGAATGCCGCGTCGCGCCGCGCCAATGCGAGCGCCGCCCGATCGCAGAACTTCCTGCGTGGCATGGCCGCCGGCGACATGATCCCGGCCGACATGGTGCAGGTCGGCGAGCAGGCAGAGCCGCGCAAGCCGGGAATGATCGGCGGTGCCTTCTCGAACGTCGCCAAAGGCGGCGGCCTGCTCGACGCGCTCATGCTCGGCGGCGCGGCCGGCTGGACCGTGCAGGACCAGTGGTTCAACTGGCTCGGGAGCATTACCTCCGGCGGAGCGACCAGCTCGGCCGACATGGAGCGCGCGCAGCGGCGGGCGGCCGACCCGACCATGGCGAAGTTCTTCGACCGGGCGCGCGGTGTGAGCAAGCCCGGCGAGCGTGACGCGCTCGGGCAGGATGTCTCCGATTTTCTCGCGACGACCAAGCAGCAGCGCGCGGGCCTCTCCTGGAACGAGACGAACCAAAAGAAGGTGCTCGACGGCGACATCGCGGCCGCGCAGCGCCTGCTCGCGGCGCTGGACAAGATCACCGACGAGCAGCTCAAGCAGCGCGACCTCGCAAAGGCAAAGGCCGACATCGACGCCGCCGATGCGGCACATGCCGAGGAGCAGGCGCAGAACCTCGCGCAGCTCGACAAATACAAGCAGGCGCGCGGCGAGGCATTCTACGATCGCGAGCAGGCCGACCAGACGCGCCTGGCCATCGAGCAGAGCATGCAGGCGGCCGACAAGGGCGAGGGCTCCGACGCCATCGCCCGCCGCCGCCGCGAGCTGCAGGACTTCCTCCAGAAAAACCCCGCGATCACCGACCAGAGCGCGCCGGCCGCCGACGTGCAACGGCGCGACGAGGTGCGTGACAATGCGCAGGAGCAAATCAAGGCCCTGGACGAAGCCGAGGCCAAATCCGCCGAAGTCGTCGCCCATGCCCGCGAGCAAGCCGCAGCGGAAGAGAACCAGCGCCAGATCAAGGACCTGCAGGATCAGCTCCAGCTCCTCGAGGCTCAACACGCCCTGCGGATGGCCGAGATCGAGAGAGCGGGTGGAGCGGAGAGCGACATCCTCAAAAAGCGCAAGACCGCCGAGGATGACTTCGCGCGGGACCGCCTCACGCTCGAGGACCAGATCGCCGCGAGGCAGGGAGAACACGCATCCGGCACGATGGCCCGCCATGTGCAGGCCCAGGCGGATGCGGTCGAGCGCCAGAACGAAGTGGACCAGGCCGCCAGGCAAAAGCAGGCGGACGCCTGGGATGCGGGCAAGCCGCGCGAGGGAACGATCGACGCGCGCACCCAGAATGTCGTCGCGATGGGGCAGGTCTACGAGCACCAGGGCCAGCTCGAGGGTGGCGCGACGCGCGATGCGATGGGCGCGATCGAGAGTCCGTCGATGCTCGGCCAGATGCACGGCGCGGGCTGGGACGAGCCGCGCCGCATGGCCGACCTCATGCCGCCGGCCGATAAGCCGGGCGCGGGAACACCCTCGAACGGCCAGTCGGCCGATCCCACGCGCTCGGCGGGCGACGCCGCGAAGGCGATGCATGACCTCACCACGAAGCTGCAGGCCAGCCTGCAGCAGCTCGTGCAGGAGGCGCGCCAGGCCAATGGCGCGCTCACCCCGGCGATCACCGCGATCACGACGGAAATGCGCCAGATGACGCAGCAGCTGCGCCAGGTGCAATCGCAGATCCGCAGCCTCGGCTCCAGGTAACCATGGCCATCACCATCAACGGCACCCCCGCCGGGCAGCTCGGAGTCACCGGCCTCGTGATCTCCCTCGTCAACCAGGCTCCCAGCATGGCGAAGATCACCTGCGAGGGAGTCGCCTCGACGTTCGACGGCCTTGCCAGCGGCTCGACGGTCGTGATCGTAGCCGACAAGCTCACCTTTAGCGGCACCGTGCTTCGCCGGCCCTTCGACGGCTCGGGCGAATCGGGCACGGGATTCTCGGCCATCGTCACAGACGCATGGCAGGCTCTCGAGGACGAGACCATCATCACCGATGCCACGCTCGCGGCCGGGGCCATCGGCCGGCGCACGCGCATCGCCATCGGCGGGCGCTGGATTCAATGGACCACGGGGGAAGGAGACAGCGCGATCGCGAGCTGGCGACTCGTGCCAATGCCGCTGGCCGACTGGATCGACAAGGTCTTCGCCCAGGACAAGGGCTACTCGCTCGACTCGACTGTCGGCGGCACATGGCCTCCCGCGCAGGGCGACTGCATCAAGTATGCAGAGGCGCTGCGCATGATCCTGCGTTGGCTGCCTGGCAGCGTGGCGACTATCTCCGGGCAGATGGTCGGGAGCGCGCCGAAGCTCACGCTGCGCACGGTGGCGTCGATGGCGACTTACGAGGCTCCCTACCATGCCGAAACGACGCGCATCGATCCGCGCGACGACCTCGTCATCACGGGCGTCGGCCTCGAGCTGAGGAAGGTCGTGACCGGCCTCGGGACGCGGGAAGATACGACCTTCGACACCGCTGGCACGGTGCCCGGCCGGCAGGCGTTCGTTGCCTCCTTTGACCTTCTGCCCGAGCAACACCAACTCACGCCGGCCGACTTCCTGCTCCGCAAGATCGAGCCCGACACCATCGAATTTTGGCAGGACATTCTGCCGCACATTCTCGGGCAGGCGATCTTCGTCGGCGCGACACTCGCCGGCGCGAGCCTCACGCGCGAAGATCCCGAACTCACGAGCATCGTCCTTGCCGGCTCGATCCCGAAGGAGTTCAAAGACTTCGGCTGCGACGGTCCCTTCGGGAAGCACGATAAGATCTACGGCAGCGCGAACGGCACCACGGCGAAGATCGGCAAGGTCTTTGGCCAGGCGACCTTCACCCTCACGGGCGGCGGCACGGCCGTCGTCACGCTCCAGGAGGCGCAGGCCACGAACCTCGACCCGCTCGACGATGCCGACCCGACCAAGCCGAGCCGCTACGTCTACGAAGATCACGATGCGAAGAACCCCGGCGAGGATTTCGCGGATTTCGCCGGCATCTCGTCGCAGGTATTGGCGGATGGCTCGCTGCTCCGGCACGAGGGTGCCAGCACATGGCCGGTCGATGAAATCCCGGCCTTCGCCGACCTGCCGATGGGCAAGCGCATCCGTTTTCCCGACGCTCCCGTCACCGCCTGGAAGACGCTCGATGCGCCGGTCTACGCCGTGCAGATCGACTGCATGGAGCGCACGATCCGCGCCGAATATGGGCACGACGGCTATCTCTCCGCACAAGACCGCGTCTCGCTCGAGCGCGCGAAGAATGAATGGCCACGCCCGACGAAAGAGCGCGTCAGCGACGATGGCGGCAACCCGCCCGACGCCCCCTCCGATCCCATCGCCCCCGCCGCACCGCCCACACTCACTGGCTCGCACGACACGCTCCCAGACCTCGGCCCCTTCGAGCCGAGAGGCGACGTGGCGACGGGCGAGATCTCGGTCGGCGCGAGCACGGTGCAGGGCGTCGTCCCATCTGGCATGAACCCCGGCAACTCGCCGGTCTACAAGTTCAACGGCGGCGCGAGCGGCTATTGCTGGATCGAGGCGACGCGGAGCGACACAAGCTTCTCCAGCGTGACGATCGCGCATGGAGCGAGTGAGCCGGGAGCTGGCAGCGATCCGACTTACAAGCGGGCATTGTTCTCGTGGGAGCGCACGGGCACGGCTGGGAACTACGTCTTCACCTTCGCGATCCTGCGCAAGGGGCCAATCGAAGCCTCGATCTGCCAATCCGCCTACGACGACTCGTGGTCGGTCACCTTCGACGGAGGGAGCTAGCCATGGGCATGCCCCCAGCTCCCTGTAACCTCTGCGCGAGCGTCACCAACTCGTTCGGCTACGAGGTCATCGCGCAGTCGAGGTCGGCGAGCGCGCAAAAGACAGGCTTCGCCGAATTCGCTCCCTACGTCTCGACGCCGCCGCGACTTTACAAGGTCAAGACGGTGACCTTCTCGCAGAAGCGTGCGGACACCTATGGCTATGGCGACACCGGCGGCGGCATCTGCTGCGACTGCTCGGGCGGCGAGATCAGCTACGCCTACGACTCCGGCTTCACCGTCACCTACACCTACGATCCCTCGACGGCCACGACGCAGGGCAGCGTGAGCGGGGTGACTGCCACCTGCACCTGGCACCAGGACTCGATCAGCTGCACGCCAACGGGCGACTCGGCGTGCGGTCCGAGCTGGGATTGCGGCGACCCTTCACCAGCTGTCGACCAGAGCGGCAGCGCGACGCTCACGCCGACGACTTACACGACGAGCGGAGTGTCCAGCTACCAATTTTACAGCTGGAACAAAACGGGCACCTGCCAGCCGGACTATGGCGACTTCTGCACCGATTCGACCGTCGTTTCCGCGACCAAGCGCACTGGCAGTGACACACTGAGCGACGGCTCGCGGACCTGCTCGGAGGACCTCTCCAGCGAATACACGACGAGCGATGTCAAGAGCGCCTGCTCCGCAAAGCTCTCCACGGCCACCTGGGCGAATGGCATCGCGCAGGCGAGCTTCTCGGTCTCCACCGACGAGAAGACGGTGATGATGGGAGAGGCGAAGTATTACCTCCATCTCAACAACCCGAACGCCGCTCATTGCAAAATGCGCCTCGAGTGGGACGAGGTCTTCACCCCGTCGGGAGGCGGGGCCTCGACAGTGCTCGCCCACCGCACATGCGATTGGGATCTCGGCAAGCCCTGCCGGCCCGTCGATGTGACCGACGACACGCACGACAGCGCCGAATACACGCTCAGCGTCCCGACGACGCCCGGCACGGTGTCGCTCCAGAACTTCGTCAAAAGCTACCCGACGACATGATCCCCGACGCCGTCCAACACGTTCGCGCGAACCAATGCGCGACCTGCCCCACGCCCTGCGAAGAGCGTGAGAAGCTCGACCTCGCAGCCGCCTGCGCGGCCTGCCCGATCGGGCGCTGGCACACATGGGACTGCGAGACCGCCACGGCTGAGCCGGTCCTCCCACCGCTACCCCGCCGCCACCGCCCGGAGCGCAACCCGAGACTCCAGCCCGGCGACCTCCTGGCCGATCTCATTCACCTAGTGACCGGCGCAGGCCCGACCGGCAACTGCCAATGCGCAGCCCGTCGGGCAAAGATGAACGAATGGGGCTGGCTAGGCTGCTGGCTGCACCGGCGGGAGATCGCGGGCTGGCTGGCCGAGGAGGCGGCGAAGCGGGGGCACACGCTCACCGAGGCGAGTGCCTTCGGGTTGCTAAAGGCGGCAATCGCAGAGCTGCAAAAGCCGCGCAGGGGGTCTGCAGAGTCCTTGCACCCGGCAGGCAGAGACCGCTAGTTTTTCCAAAACCGTTGTCCGCCTGTCAAAAACCGCGCGGCGCTATACAACACCGGTTGAGGAAAAGCCCTCTGGAGATTCTGCGGGGGTGGGGGTGCGCATCGGGCGCTACAAGCTGATTGAGCGCATGGGCGAGGGTGGGTGCGGGGTGGTGTATCTTGCGGAACAGAAGGAGCCTGTGCAGAGAAAGGTGGCTCTCAAGATCATTCGTCTGGGAATGGACACCGAGCGGGTGATCGCGCGCTTCGAGATGGAGCGGCAGGCG